GACCCATACCGCAAGTGGGTTCTCCCTGGGCTTTTACGACCTTGCCGGAATTGACCAGATCGATCCACTTCTTGACCCCGTCTAGGACTTGGCCTTCATAGGGATCTAGGTCCGATAGCTCCAGCCCAACGCTTTTCATTGGGAGGCCAGCACGGTTTATATAAGCTCTAACGCTAGGTGCTAGATCTTTTAAGTCGTACATTACTTGCCCTCCAAAAGCTTTAGCATCTTTTCTTGATGAATGGCAAAGTCTTCATCCACGTATTGCTTTTCTTCAGGCTGAGATACCTTGCCGTGGACCGTAGGATAGAACTGAAAGAACCTTCTGTAAAGTGGATAGCCAATTCCAGCATCACGAGTTAAGCGCGGATCTGCAAAGAACATACGGATTGCTTTTAGAATAACTACGCGTTTAGTTCCGCGACCAACAAGATCATTAATCCAGGTAGCAAGATACTTTGAGTTAACTTGAGCGGGAACGCCGGGGGCGTGCTGATTACAGAGATCGTAGAACTCTCCAATCAAATCTTTAGTTCCCCACTCTTCCTCAGGCCTTTCGTTACGACGCATAACTGCTGGGGTGGAGGCGATGGCGGTTCGTTTGTATTTGGCGTTGCGTTTAGCAACTTTGTCTTCTACCTTGCCCACGGAACCAACTTCATAGTCGGTATCTAATGATTTCTTAGATTTGGGTTTTGGATCATCTATTGGCCATGGCATAAGTTCCTTTCTTGGCGCGTCAGCGCCTAGATTAGAAATACGTAGTATTTCTAATCTATTACTGCTCTCTAGTTGTATATTACTAGTAATGCCTGATTCACCGACGGTCGGAATTCCAGGCATCGGTTGATAGTTCCAATTGAACATATCTACGTAGTGTCGGCCTACTGGAGTGAACTTTAAGGTAGTTACCCAGCGTCCTCCGATGACCTGTTCTTTGAACGCCTTTACGTACCCAAACTTCTTCAGCTCAGATCCGGCAGCTCGAATTGCGTCCCTGCCTTCGTTCATGTAATTAGATTCCATAATTTCTTCGGTAGACATAGGCCGACCTACTGTGGCAAAAACCATCCACAATGCACGAGCCATACCCGAAAGATATGGGTTTAGATTTGGTGCTTCCATTTTCCCTCCTTAAACCTTTATAGTAAATTTACTATAGTCGATCTACCCCTCTTGGTAAACCTCGCATTTGTCTTACAGATACACCAGTAAAAGCTTGCTCTACTGCAAGGGATGCTGTCAAACCGACAAAGGCAGTTGCTATTGAATAGACAATCAAGGTATAGTCCTGCACCCCTAAAATAAAGGGGAAGATTATTCCAAAGATGATGGCTACTAACCCCCGCCATTTTCCTATAGGCGTTATTAAACCTTCTATGGCGGTTAGTATTCCCGCAATTGCTAGAGAGGAAATTACTAAGGTTGTCATGGAGAGGACTTTACTGTCTAAATACGACCCTGTCAACATGGAAGGTTTGACCTGCGGCTGGGGTATCTGTTTCCGCAGTAATCTCAATGGTAGCCCTAACAGACCCTACAGTTTCTAGTCCCGTAGCGTAAGTGGATAGGTATGCCCAACGATCACTTCTACGTATTGAAACCGTATCGGTTCTAGTAATAACTTGAATATCAAACTCATCATAAAAAGTTATTTTTAAATTGTATACTCCAAAAGCGTCAGCGTTTTCTGGACGAATAGCTACAGAGGCATAATAACCTGATCCCGCATCTACAACAATTTGATCGTAGGTTATGCCAAATTCAGAGTCTGTGGATGCGTACACTCTACAAAATGCTGTTCCGTGAGTGCAAGTTTCATCAAAAAGAGTTCCTCTAGGGACAGATCTAAATAAGGTTGCATTAATTCCTTCCCACTCTCCAAGATCGTTTTCAAAAGAAGCAGAAGGTATTAAAGAAGTCGTTAGTTCAGGATATTGAGTTTCACTTTTTCCTGGTCGAATAGCCCAAGTACTTCCATTAGGAAGCACAGACCCCAAAGTTTCATACAAACGAATAAATTTATCAGAATACGTAGGCCAGTAAAGGCTTTTGCCCCCATCTCTACTCTCTGATTTAGTTAAGTACATATTAACCGATGGATTTAATAGATTTGGTCTAGTAACTACTTCAGGTATTGCTGGGTCTACAAACTGTGTTGGTATACGCCCATATTCCGCCTGAACACCGTCAATATAAAATACTGCTGCCGACCCATTTCCAGTACTTAAAGATATAGTTAATGTAAAGGATGTTTCCCCGGCTAAAAGGATTCGGTTAGCGTGAAGTCTAGTCCACTCATCTTTATTACTTGTATTCACAATAAACTGTCTAATTTCTTGTCCAGAAGTACTAATGGAGTATGTTCCAGCTTTATTCATAACATACGCAGAAACTACGACATCTTCTCCCCCTTTAGCAGCTACTGGAAGATATACCGTAGTAGATATTTCTCCGCCACCTGCTTTGCTTACGTGACCAACATTATTACCAAATAAGGTAGCAGTAGTTACTGAAGTAAGTGTTGTACCGGAACCAGCAACCCAAGTAGTTGTTACTTCAAATGAAGGATTTGATACAAAATTAATACGATTTTTAGTTTCCCAACGACAATCCTCTACAAAGAAAAAAGTTTCAGTTATTGGGTTAGCTGGAATAGGTGCTCCATCCCCACTAAAAAAAGCATCTGTAGAATCGTTTTGTTCAAATAAAAGCGCATCAAAATAAAATATATCGTCAATATCTGCAGTTTCAAAATAAATTGCTACTTTAGCTAACGGGGTTCCTGAATCTTCAGTATAAACAGGAGCTATTGAAGTAACAGATATTTTTTCTGCTTCTGAAGTAAGCAGTAATGGGTCTGAATCTACAATATAAGGGGTAGTTGGATAGAATTTTCCATCGTCATCTGTAAAAATTGTAGTTTGTTCATCAGCACTTTGCTGTACTGAATACTCAATGCGAGCAATAGCATTGTTGACAGATCCACTTACATGTGCGCTAAAAGTATAGCTTTTACCTGGCTCTACCGGAATCCAGTCTGAAACTAAAGCAACTCTGTCTTGATCTGAAGTAGCAGTTAGTTTTGCTACTGAATTTCCGTAAACAGTACTAGAAGTTGGAGGATTAAAATCTTGAGATAAAGTCGAGTTTAAGGAGTACCAGCCTCCAATTCCACCATCAAAAGATGGGTTTTGAATTAGGTTTTCTTTTTTTCCCTTTACTACTACTTGTACTAAACGAGCGTCTTGATACTCTAATGAATATTGAGGCTCACAAAGTTGAAGCATATCAAAAAAAGCTTCAGAGCTATTATTATTTGGAGTAAAGGATATCGTTACGCCGGCATATGACGCATTAGACGGAGATATTTTGCCGTTTCTTCCTGAGTCTGATGGAGTAGTAAACTCAACCCAAGAAAGAGTAGTTAAATTTAAAGTCGTTCCGTAATCAGTAGAGGAAATTACAATACCGTTTTTATCATACCAATCAATCCGAGCCTTAACAGAGGCGAGATTTTGTGTTTCTTTAAGCCTAGTCCAACCACTAAATATGTAACGAGTGTTTGGTTTAATAGGTATTCCATATAACACAGGGGTAGGCATAGACTCTACTGTACCTACAGGCAAACTTGGGTAAACTATTATTTCGGGATTTCCGGAGTGCCCGTGTGATCTAGCAAATCCTTTATTTCTTGGAGGAAAGAGAAGATCGTATAATCCAGGATTTGGTGGGGTTATTGTTTGATTAAAGTCAGAGGTAGAATTAGAGTATAAATGATGATCAAAATCTCCTTCTAGGGTTCCCCATCTCCCTACAGATTCTTCAAATGAAGAGTCGTTATAATCTAAAAATAAATTGTGTCCAACTATTACTTCATTTGACCAGTGCGTCAAACCAGTAGTATAGGTATTAACAGCTGCGCTAGTTCCTTTAATAGAGTTAATAATGTTGCCAACACCAAGTACGGACCTATGATAAATGTCCCCTAATGAAGGTTCAAATGTAAATCCAAGGTCTGTAATCTTATATCTTAAGGTAGAGGCCGGAGCATATTTATAATCTGAGCTTTTTTCTAAAATATTAGCTTCTGTATTAAGCTTGTCATATGCAAAAGCATAAGCTGACAAAGTGTTGTAGAAATACCCATCTTCTGGTTCTCCAGTAGCATCTCCTGGAGCATTAAGCCAAGCTCTAGGTATCCATTTAGAAATTTTATTTAACGTATCTGTTTCACCTACAAATATAGCTCTAGCATCTCCGCAATTAATCCATCGAGTGCCGTTAAAAATCCAAAAAGAATATGTAACTTCAATACCTTCATCTAAGCTTTGAGAGTCAATATACGATAGGCGATAGTTACTTATTACATCTCCGTCTACAAGAATACCTTCATATGGATTATTAGGTGCACCAGAAAAACTTTTAATTAGTTTCCAATGGGTTGGCAGACCGTCTGCGGGATCAGAAACTACTGACCCCCATCCCAAAGAAATAGTCTCATAATCATAAGACCAAGCCCTAAGATTTACGTTATAGTAAACTCGATTGTTTTCAATCTCGCCATACTTAGGAACACCGTATGTGGTAAAGGAATACTTGGCCATTTACATCCCAGCAAGAAGAAATGGACTAAATCTTACTGCTTCTGCTGTTTCTAGGGCAGAATTTGCAGTAGTGTTTAAAGAGTTGTATTCAGAGCTTCCTTCGTACAAAACTTTTCCAGTGTTTACTTTTGGTATGCCCGCGCTATCTACGTTAAAACCTAAAGCGTCATTAGCAGCCCTACTTTCAAATATATTTGCTGTTCCTGAAGTAGTTTTTATTAAAAGACCTACTATTCCAGCAGTAGGTTGTATAGCATCTCCTACTTTTTTAACGTAAGGACTACTTGCGCCAACACCATTTACGAGGCCTACTTCAATGTTATTAATTCTTTGATCAAGGCTGGTCCAAGTAGTAGTTGTTGAAAAAGTTCCGTCGTAACTAGACGTTAAAGGACTTCCTCCAAGAGACGCAGCACCCAATACCAACTCAAGGGCGCGTACCTCGTCCTGCAGAGCATTTACGTGATCTGCTAATACAGTATCTACTAGGTCTACCTTATTTGTAAAGGTCCTAATACTTGTTGGATATGATGCGGCCATTTACTTACCTCTTCCTATTAGTTTTTTCATGCAAGACCCCCACTTGTTGTAATAATCAAATCGTCTGGGAGTAGGTACGAAATTTCATTTGGCTGCAGAGTAATAGTAGCGGCTGAAGCACTATTATTTGTATTTAACTTGGTTAGGGTTACGGACTCTACCCCAGGAATACCGGCAGCTTTAGACAAAACTGTTGAAAAAGCTATAGTCCTACCAAACGTGTTTTTTTCAAAAGAGAATAGCTCTCCCTCATTTAAAAATGCTTTAGCTATTGCTAATTTTACAGCATTGTTTCTATACGATGGGTTTACGTCTACTGTCATAGAAACATAAGTTCTAACATACGTTGGGGGTTGCACTGAAACAGTTGCCCCTACAGGAATTTTATCCGAAAGATATAATTCTATTTCTGAAGCTAATTCGTTCCATAAAGCTGTAGGATTTCCACTAGCAATTCCAGGGGTATTAGATCCATCATTTTGAGTCTGTGCATATAAGGTTATTGAACTATATATTGATCCTACTGAGTTTACTTTCCCAACACGGGGTACTTGCAAAGCAAGATATTTATAGTCATCAAGAGTCACTGCACGTTTTCTTGAAATGATTGCGGCTTTAATTTTTGTACGTAGTTGAGAAATATCATCTGCGTCAGCGCCACCTGAAGCTGCGATTGGATTGGAAGCATTTATATATGAGACTGCTTCAGGATCAATATTTCCGGGTATAAACGTAACTTCGGAAACAGAGTTTGATACTACGTTTCCTGAACTACCGACGCTAGTTTTATACAACGAACTAACAAACTGACCCGTTGGAGGTACAGCTCCATTTACTCCATCACCAAATACAACTGTAAGGGTTCCATCCTCATTCTGTTCGGTAGTAAATACTAGGTCTGAAGGACCAACATTAGTTAAAGCGGCTACATATGTCCACGGAGAAAATGCTTCTCCTTGCCCAACATAAACAATTAAAGAATCATCTACAACTCCAACATCAGGAATTAAAAATTCTTGATTAGTTTCTCCAGTAGAAGTTCCAAGACTTGAGGGAAGAGGTTTATTATTGCTAGGATTAATAAGGTCTGGTCTATCAGTATTTACTGTTTTTCCTTCTCTAGCAGTAAGAGTAATTGTTTGAGATGGTTGAAGTTGGATGGCAGCCTGAGTAGTTTCAAAATAGACTTCTGTAAAAGGTCCAAACAGAAGGGGGGCCATAACTTGAGTTCCAATAGGAATGTCTATAGCTTGATTGCTTATATTTTCAAACAAAAGGTTAATTGATGCGGGGGTTGGACCAGAAGGATTATATCCATAAAGTTTTGCAAAATTTAAAAGAGTCTCTCTACGTATAGCAGTATCTACCGCGGTTTCATTAGCAACTCTATCTAGGTAGTAGGACATTATGTCCCCCATGTAAGCAAACGCCTCAACAAGAACTGCGCCTAGATCCGAGGGATCTTCTGCATCCCAATTTATATTTGTGCGAGCATTTATAAGATTTATTAAATCATTTTTTAGAGCCGCAAAATCTCTAGAAGTATAGTCAATCTGTATTTCGTTTGCCATCGTTACTCCGTTACCGTGATTGTTCCGTCAATGTTAAAAATAGCTGTGCTAATAGACAAAGTAGTTATAAGATCATTTGGTAATTTTATTATTATCTCAACTTCAGCTATTCCATCTTCATCTGGTACAGATACCAAAACTTGTTGTAAGTTAATTGCTGGCATCCAAACAGCTACTGCTTTTTTAACTGCTTGAGATATAGAAGTTTCTAGATTATTACCGTTTTCATAAAGAGCTTGTAACACATCTGTACCGTAATCTGGAAGCATTGGACGTTGAGTAGGGCTAGTAGATAGCAGGGTTAACAATCGATCTAAATAAACCTTTCTTGGGTCGCTAGTGCTGTTAAGTACGCCAAGACTATCAAGTGTGAATGGGTATGAAATAGCGCTCACTGTACTCCTATCCAGACTGGGTATTCAGGATCCCCAGCTACAAACATTACCCAGATCATCTGCCCTACTACCGGGTAGCTTCTATGGAAAGTATGCTCTGGAACCTTTATAGAGGTATCCGTAGTGGTTGTTCCTGGGGCATTTAACCCACTTGCCACAGTATAGAGGCTATTTTCTTTAGAGTCTGTTGTAGATGTCGGCTCATTAGCAACAAATTTGGCTTGGCCCTGAGTTCTAGTTTTGGTTTTAGTTATAACGTGTTGATGATTTAATTGTTGATTTCCAGGAGCCTTTGGAACTATGGTTAGTGCAGGAACAGTTCCAGTATCCCCCCGGGAGTCTGTAACCAAAACAGGGGTTGTAGTAAGCATTGCCGCTATTTGGACAGCCGTATGGGGAGCATGATCTGGATGGTAAGAAGAGTCTGTAATTGGTAAACATGCTCTCGCCCAACCAGTTACTTCTTGACCCGTAGTTTGAAATACCTTGACTTTTATACGATTTTGTTTTAGGGGATCGTTTACATCCTCTACTTTTGCCGAGTAAATTCCAAAAAACCTAGATCTACCTATCGGATCTATACCATACTCGGAGTCTATGAGGTGAGTGTATTTCATCTTGCCTCCCAGATTACTGTTCTCTTCACATTTGAAAAATTAGGTGGGGTAACTGAATACGGATCTGAAGGAACTATGGTTTCTAGTTTACTAGTAACGTTTTGCGTTACTACTGATGTTTTTTCTGTTTTTCCGTAAGTTGGGGTCAAAGAAGAAGCATTAATTTCAAAAGAATTATCCTTTAAAGCAGCATTAGAAGGTTTAATTGCTTGCCCAGATAGTTCTCCTACAATATCTCTAACTTCAGTGTTATTTTTAGCTGAATCACTTGTTTGTCCAAGCTTGTCTGTTCCAACCTTAAGTTCCATTAAATAATCAGCTGGAACTCCTCCAAAGATGTGTTTAACAGACAAAACAGTCCAGTATCCAGACATGCCGTTAGGAAGCCCGTCTAAATAAACTACTTCGTAAGGTTTTACCGCAGAGTTTCCTACTACCACTACCTTAGCTCTATACTGATATCGTTTTGCATCAGCTAAGTCATTAGCTATATACTTAGATTCAGTAAGGCTAGTAGCAACATCATAAACTTGATGTTTATTGAATGAGGCTACATTTTTGTCTTTTGAATACCTACTCATTTTTAAAGAACTCCTCATTAGGCACAACTACACCCTTGTCTTCAAAACTAAAGTCCTTAAGTTTGTGCGTAGTTTCAATAACTTTTCCTGTTTGTTCATTGTATCCAGTCACTACACGGTCTACTTTTGCTCCTCTTTCTGGAGAACTATCTGAAATTTCATAAGTAACTCCAATAATAGTTCCATAGCTTCTATTGTATTTAACTGCTACCCCACCAACTGATGAGTCTTCGTATTTAAAATACTTTGCAGAGGGTTTGCTTTTGCTATAAATCTTATTTTTAGAAACAAAATAAATAGTAGTTCCTTCAGAACGTAGAGCAAATCCTGTTTGTTTGGCTAAACGTCGGCATACTTGCCAATCAGTTTGACCAGCAGCTACAATCATTTTTCTTACACGTGGGTGTCTTTGAGTAATGGCTTTCATACCATTTTTTGCTGCAATTTTACTTATTACTTGATCTGCAGTAACATTTTTATATATTTTTTGATCTGTATTCTTTAAATAATAAGACGCAGATAGGCAAACTACATCGGTATTGTTTGAGTCTGCATCGTCTTTAGGAATAATTTCATAGACGTACCCTAAAAATTCTGATTTAACTCTGTCAGTTGTATACGTAAATTTTACTGGATCTTCAGAAAAAAGTGAAGTCTCTCTAGACTCTGGCTTTCCTTTAAAATGAAGAACTAATCGATCGTGCTGCTCTGTATCTTGATATAATTCAGCACCCACTAAATTCAGTTCAAAATTAGGCTTTTTAGGGAACTCTACTTTAAAAGTAGAGTATCTAGCTGTAGACTCATATACGTAATTTTTTTGAGGATTATTTTCTGTCATAAGGAATCCTTATAATAGTTCCCGGAAGTATTTTAAAAGGATCTGAAATTTCTGGATTTATCTCCATAATTTCCCACCAGTATTTGGACCCACCAATAAAATAATCAGCTAGCTGACCTAAACTATCTCCATCTACCCAAGTATATTCAATATAGTTTACTTTTTTTTCTTTTGAAAATTTTCGAAATACCGAGATAGTATAGTTGCTTGTGTATTTGTATTTTATCTGGGCTAAGGGACCATCGTAGTATCGAGATACTCTTTCTATCATGATGTAGTAGCCTCTTCTCCGGTAGATGCGTTAGCTTGTGCTTGTTTTCGCCAGCCTTCTTTAATTGCTTCTGAGCCAAGGTCAAGGGATGGGTAACGAATAAAGGAGATATCTACTTTAGAAAGCATGGGAACCATTTCTTGAGTAAACATTACATGAGTTACACTTAAAGTAGCGAAAGAACCATAGTATTTTAAATTATCATGTATGTGGAACCAACATGGCGTACCGGTAATATATCCAAAATCTGAACTTTCTCCCGGGTAATTTAAAAGAGCAGTTTTTCCAGGACTTCCATTCAACACTCTATATAAAAATTCAAGGTCGTACTCAGTACCACGTCTTAAAATTCCTTCAACTTCTTCCGGCGTAAGGGCTCTAGGATAGTTTTTAGTGTAAGATCCACCACCCCAATTTTTAAGCTCTGTCATATCTACTATACGATTTAAATATAAAGACACAGAAACTGAAGTATTTCCTCCTAATAGGTTTGCAGGATCTTTGCTATTTAACATCCAGTCAATTGACGTATTAGTTGTAGTTCCATATTCTATGGTGGTGGGATTATAAGTAAATTTAAATCCCCAAATAGGTTGCTTACCCGTTTTATCTTTTTTATTAAGAGCTTTTGCGCCATCAGTAGATTGATA